AGAATTGCGGTTTCCCGCAATTTTTGGAAGGGCTAGTAGTAGCGGAACTCGTGAGAGTTCCTCCGCCAGCCTACAAACCCAGGATCAGCCGGGCCAGCCGGAGGAGCAGGAGGCCGATCAGCAGGCCGATCCCGATCGCCAGCGGAACCGTCGGGACCCACCACGTCGTACGATAGAGCGGCCCGCGATCGGGGCCGAGCAAGCGGCCGATCCCGCGATTGTAGGCGCGTGCGGCCACGCGGAGCCAGCCGACAAGCGTTAAAAGGCCTTCTCTGAGCCATGCGACGATCCGGCGGCGTCGATCGGCCCGACGCTGCCGTTTGGCTGCACGTGCGGCGGCGCGCTCGGCCTCCCAAGCCACCCGCTGGGCTTGAAATTCCTTGGCTCTGCGGGTTGCGTCGCGGATCTCGGCGAACTCCGGATCTGTCGCTACCAGCTCGTTGAGATAGCGTTGGGCATCTTCGTTGCTGGCGGTCGGTCCGGCAACCAGCACAAGAAGGTTGCCTCCCAGCATCTCCTTGTCGCCGCAGCCCCCGGTGATCTCCTTTAGGAAGAAGCCATAGGCACAGCCCTGTAGCTCCGAATCGCGTTTCACCTCCGCCGCCAGGCGGGCTGGGAGATAGCCGAGCTGCTCGCCGTTCTGCCGCCAGAGACCGGTGGCGTTGGGGTCGTAGGGATTCTTGGGCTCCTCCTTGATCTCCAATCGCTCCATGGGGCAGCAGTGTGAGAGGATCAACTGGCGCGAGACGCCATCCCGATTGGAGTGGCTCACACCTGCGACCTTGCTGAAGAAATGCCACACGTCAGCCATGTCTGTACTTAGTACACTATCCAGGTCTCCTCTTCTCCTCTTCTCCCCCTCTGCGTCCCCGCGGCCCCGCCCTGCCAGGTCGACCGAGGAGGTTAATACACGGCCTGACAACCGGGGCACCTCAGCGAGGGCACCAATGGGACCGTCCCCCGGTCGTCGCCTTCCGGGGCCTCTCGGCCGGCCAGGCAGGCCGGCGCCGCGTAGGTCCCGCCTGCCGGGCGGGACTTCCTTTGGGCGTCACAGAATCCTGAGAATAGGTCCCGCCTGCCGGGCGGGACTTCCTTTGGGCGTCACAGAATTCTGTGACGCCGTCCGCCAACTCATGTCCCACCCGGCAGGTGGGACCTACTAGGGGACCTTCTGGGTTCGTTTTGTGCAGTGGATTGATAGTCCACTGCATATTCCACCTTTCCAGGGTATACGCTACCCTGATTTTATCCGCCGCCTTGCGGTTACCCGCAAGCGTTGAAGAAAGAGGCGCCGCCCGGATTCGAACCGGGGATGGTGGATTTGCAACGCACAATCCGGGCAAGCTGGGCTGAATTTGCCTAAACGGCAAACAGCAGCCGTTGCGGGCCGGGCCAGAGGGATCCGATCGAGGGCGGCAGTAGGTCCCGCCTGCCGGGCGGGACGCTGGCGAAGAGTGGGCCGGGCCAGCGGGCGAACAGATCGAGCTGGCCGGGCAGGGGACGGCGGGAGGTGGCGCAGCGACCATGCACGAAGTAGGGATGCCCGTGATGGGCCACGTAGTAGTGGCACTCGTGGCAGAGCGTCAGGCCGTTGTCCAGGGCCAGCAGCAGGGCCGGGTGGCGAGAGATCTCCAGCGGATGGTGGGCGCAGAGCCTCACCCCCGATCCACACCAGCGGCACCGGTGCCGATCGCGGTGAAGGACGGCCCGGCGCCAGGCCGCCAGATTGGTGATGAGCGCTACGGTGGACACGCTTACAGTATGCCCGCTGAACCGCGGGATTCAACTAGCCCGCGGCTTTCCGCAATTTTCGGCGGAATCCGTGAGGATTCCGAGGGGCCGATCGGCGGCATTCTCACGAATGCCGCTACGGGGACGCTAGCTATGGTCCGCCGCCACAGCGTCCTTGAAATCGGCCCAGGTGAATCGCGGGAAGGCTCTGGCACAGCGAGGGCAGTGGAGAAGGGGTTGTCCACGGCAGACGCCGCCGCAGGCGTCCACGGCCCGCAGGGAAGCGTAGAGCAGGCCATCGACCGAGACCGGCACGGCAACGAACCGCGTGATCTGCCGGCAGTCCGAGCCCTGGCAGCGGATCGTATCGCGGATCGCTCGATGGTTGATGATCGTGGCAGGGTCCATCAGAAGGAGTTAGGAGTTAGGAGTTAGGAGTTAGAAGAAGGACGGGAGGAATCAGGCGGCGCGCCTTCTGACTCCTAACTCCTGACTTCTAGCTCCTCCCTCAGTCCATGTGGCTGCAGAACAGGGGCTGGTAGACGCCCGCCACCAGCAGCGTGCAGCCCCAGCCGTGGAGGCGACGGCCGCCGGCGTCCAGGTCGTGCCACCGCTGGTGCAGCTCTTCGTCAGCCAGCCAGGTGCGGTGGAAGGAGCTGGGGTCGTCGAAATAGATGCGGCGCTCGTCGTAGCCGATGGCCACCACCCAGTGGCCATCGCCCCAGAGCTTAGTATACGGCTGTCCACTTTCGCGGTACGCCTGGATGGCGATCAGCACGGGGCAGCCCTGGTCGACGGCCGCCCGCAGGTCGGCGGCCTTCATGCGGCTGCCGATGCGGAAGGGCAGGCCGTAGTAACTGAAGACGCGGACCACGCCGGCCACGTTCGTGCCGGACCTGGTGGTGCCGGCCAGGGCGGCAATGCGGTCCTCTCGCTCGTCTATTCCAGAATAGACAAGCATGGAGACCAGGGAGCTCGCCCCACAGTCGAACGAAAAGACCTGGCGGGTCTCGGGGAATTCGAGGAGCTTCACGGTGTGGTCCCTTAATCTGTCGGTGCAACCTGCTTGGGGACAGAGAAGAGGCACCGGTACTTCTTTCCGCGGACAGAAGCACCGGTGCCTCTTCTCTGTTCATTCCGGATGCTCTGCCTCTTTCAAGGCCGCCTCGATTTCGGTTTCCACCTGCGCCCGGGCCGCGCCGCCGGCTTCGGGCCGGGAGCCGAGGAGCAAGGCGTAGACGCGTGCGGCCAGCTCTCGGGCCTTCTGCTGGCGTGACCCGACGTGGGCGATCGCCGCGGCCACGTGCACCGGGTCGTAGCCGGAGATCCAGTGCGGGCAGCGTTGACCCAGATCCAGGAGCAGGCCGAAGAGCCTGGTACCCGGGTGCTCCGGACAGTCGCCGCCGGTAAACCGGTCGCACCGCTGGCAGAGCGCCAGCCGCTTGCCGGCCAGCAGCTCGCTCTCGCTGCTCAGGCCGTTGCCCAGGGCTTCCTCCAGGGCGTTCATCAGCCGCGGATCGACGGGCTTGACTGCGGTGGCCATGCGGTGATTCTCGCGTGACACGGCCGCGGATTCGCGGCGAGAATTGGGGCGCATGGCGTAGCGGGATTCGTGAGAATGCCGCGGGAGGCCTCCTGGATGGCGGAACTCTCACGAGTCCCGCTACACCCATTGCAACACGCCGGCGACCTGCTTGAGCGTCTGCGTCAGGGCGGCGTTGTAGCCGGCGATGGCCGTGAAATCGAGGTTCGCCGGGGCCAGCGGAAAATTGATCCACTGGCCGTTGCCCGAGCCGTCGTGGGTGAAGAGTTGAGAATTACCGGCGACGTAGCCTTGCCAGATCCCCTGGGAGAAGACCGCTATGATTTCCCAGATCCCGTCCCACGGCCAGAACTGCACGACGACCGACGTGCCCGCGGGAATCTTATTGCAGGGAGTATCGACGAAAGACCAGAAGGCCGTGACGCTCAGCCCGAAAAAGCCTTCCACGAAGTGTTGCAGCTCGGCCGGGGCGCCGACCGAATAGTCGGTCAGATCCTCGCTCATTACGGCGAAGCGCACGTCATTCCCTTCGGTCCGAAGTACGAGCACGCGCTCATTCGTCGTATCGATGTCCAGGGCCAAAAAACCAGGCAGGCCCCTCGCCATGTAAAACGTGGAGGCCTCGGGGCCGCAATCATCGTACAAGCCGGGCGCATGCGCCGGATCGTAGAGCGCCCACGCCGGCCGGTTGATGGCCCGTTGGGCTACGCCGAATTGCGCAGGTGCGACATCGGCGTCGCCATTGATCAGCACAATCGGACCGCCGCCGTGTACTCGACACTGATCGCCGCAGAGCATGTGAGATGCGCTGTCGCCGGAATAGGGCCATGCGCTCGTCCCGAGAAATACTCCGTAGGCTGGGATTGTCGGTGAGCTGATCTCGTTGTAGGGCGTGAAGGGAACGCCCAGATCCGCCACGATCGGCGTCCGCGTGGCCGGGGGCCGGGCCAGGGGAACCAGCGGGAACTGATTCTCCAATCGCCGCGTGCCGGCGACGACCCGCCGCAGGGACCGCTCGTTGATCGAATACCGCCTGATGGCCATGCTTCACTCACCAACGCCCGGAAGTCTCACGACTTCCGCTACTAGCTCCCATACCAATAGGCTTCCTCTTCTGCCTGGGTCGCGCTCTTCAGATCGTCCAGGTCCTCCTCGATCGGCAGCACCCTCCAATCGGTCGACGCATTCAGCACGAACTCCAGGAACTGCGCGTGCTTGCCGAAGGGCAGCTTCTTGCCCGTGCCGTCCAGCAGCACGGGCGCGGTGTGGGCCACGCCGTTGGCGTCCACGGGCAGCTTCCAGGCGCCGACCGTCGCGTCGTACCAGAGGCAGCCCTGGTCCAGCACCCGCTTGGCGTGGCCCAGGGTGTGCGTGCCTTCCGACTCGCCGTCGGTGGAGAAGTCCTGAACGAGGTCCTGCTTCACCAGGAACTTGTACTCGGTGGCAAAAAAGACCTGGCCCTTGTCGGTCTGCTCGGTCGAGTTGATGTCGGTGATCAGCACCGTGTCCGAAGGGAAGATCCACCAGGTGTTCTGGTTGGTGGTCCAGATCAGGTTCGCCGCGTTCTGTTCCTGGCCGGAAGCGGAGAGCTCGTTCTGGTTGACCTTGAACTCGATGTAGCGGACGCCCTTCATCAGCGGCGGATCGAACTTCTGGGTGGCGCTATCCAGCACGAGGGCCGAGGGCGCGTTGCCCGAGGCCGCCTCGCCCTGGTTGGCGTAGGCGTATTCGGCGACTTGCTCTTCGGAGAGGAAGGACCAGCTCAGCTTGGGAACGAAATCCACGTTGGAAAAAACGGCCTGAACGGTCCAGGCCATGTGGTTCTTGTCAGCGCGTGGATTGATGGTCACCGAGTCGCAGAAGCAGTGCAGGTCCTTTTCGCCGGACATGGTGCCCGCAGGCGCGCTGCGGCCGCAGACGTAGGCGCTCAGATCGTAGGGAGCTCCCTTGGCGAACGTCCGCGAGTCGGCCAGAATCAGCACGGGGCCGTCGCTCGCCGAGTCGGTCCGCACGACGAAATCGATCGTATAGGTGCGGACGTTGCCCTGGCGAGAGCAGACGGCTTTGGCGACGGTGTAGCTGGTGATGGACATAAGCTGTCGGGGGCGGCGGGTAGCGGCATTCGTGAGAATGCCGGGGAATCGTCCCCGGAACTCTCACGGGTCCCCGGAACTCTCACGAGTCCCCGGAACTCTCACGAGTTCCGCTACACCATGTTGATCTCTTGGGGCGCCTCGGCGGCGTCGGGGTTCGTGTTATCGCGGATCTGCTGCAGCAGGGCCACGCCCTTCTTGGCCTGGGCGACGGCCGGATCTTCCTTGCCGAGCTCGGCCTGGAGGATCGCCGAATAGGCTTCGCGGCTGCCCCACAGGGCGGCCCCGGCCGTGGGCCGCTTCGAGTTGACCGGCATACTGGAGGGCTGCCCGGGCGCCTTGGGCGGAGCGGCCTCTTTCTTTTTCTTCTCTTCCCAGGTCTTGGCGAACTGATCCTTGGTGGCGGCCCACGCCTCGCCGGCCTTCTTGTCGTAGTTCTTGGCCGCCTCCTTGTAGAACGTCTCCATGCCGCCCGTTTGGAAATGGGTCACCTTCGCCAGGATGTCCATGAAGGTGAAAGCGACGGCATAGAGACTGGTCATCAATCCGTGTATCAGGCTCGCGCAGAGGTTGAAGGTCCGCCCCACTGCTTCCATCGAGTCGCCCAGGTCGTCGGACGACTTGCCGATGCGATCCATATCGTCGGCCATCTTGTCCGTGGCCTCCGCGCCGTGAAAGAAGCTGCTCAGGGCATCGGCCGCGCGTTCCAGGCTGGGGGCCAGCTCGACGGCCAGGTGCATGCCCAGGCCCATCACGGTGGCCTTGAGCTTGTTCATCGCCTCTTCGGCGGCGTGGGCCTGCATGTAGTCTTTGAGCGTGGGGAAGCCGGCCGCCAGGGCCTCTTTGGTGAGGTCCTTGAGGGCCTGCCGTCCCTTGCCCAACAGGCCGGCCAGCTTGGGACCCGCCTCGCGGCCGAAGATGTCGGCCGCCGCCGCGTTGCGCCGCCAGGGGTCCTCGGTCTTGTGCAGGGCATCGGCGATCCGCATCAGCATCTCGTCGGGGCCGGCCTGCATCATGTCGCCGGTCACCACGCCGATCGAGGCCAGGGCCTTGCCCGCCTTGCCGCCGTCGTCCTCCAGCTTCCCCAGGCCCTGGGTCATGTGCAGGATGCCCTCGTGCATCACGTCCACGCCCAGCCCGGCTTCGATCGCCCCGTACTCCAGGCCGCTGATCGTCTCCACGGCCACGCCCGTCTTGTCGCTGAGCTTGCCGATCGCGTTGACCGCCTCCAACGACTTGTCGACGAAGGCCGCGATCCCCGCCAGCCCGGCCGCCCCCAGGATCTTTTCGATGGGGTTCATGCCCACTTCCAACGCCTCGCCCAGCCCGGCCGACTCGCCGTGCTTGTGCGCGTCCTTGGCGAATTTCTCCACGCTCTTGGATGCCTTCTCCGTGTTCTTCACGAACCCGTCGATGTTGGCCTGGTACAGAACGTCGAGCTTGCGAACGGACATGGCGGCAGTTGCGAGTAGCAGAAGTCGTGAGACTTCTGGGGGAATGACCGGGAAACTGCGGGATTCTCACGAATCCCGCTACGCCGGGAAAATGTCAGGCGGCCGGGCCCCAGGGGGCGGCGATCTTGATCAGGGCCGAGCCCAGCGGATCGCCACAAGAAGCGCAGACGTGGTCCACCGCGGCGGGCAGCGGCGGCGTGCCCTGGCCGAGCCAAAGGTAAGGCGAGTTGGGCTGCAGCAGGAGGCCGGGCGAGCCGTTGAAATTGAGGCTGGCATTGGCCGCATTCTGGAAATCCAGGTGCGAGACGCGGGCGCTGTTGGCGACCAGGGCCTGCATCGTCGTGCCGTCGCAGCGCAGGGAGATCGGGACCTGCAGGCCCACGTTGATGGGGGTCGTGGCGATCGGCAGCACGGTCCCGGCGCCAAGGGAGAAGGTGATCGTAGTGGCGTCCACGGCGGAGATCTTGGCGCCATATTGTACGCCGTTGGCGCCGAAGTAGAGGTCCACCAGGTCGTTCACCTGGCGGCCGTGGCCCGCGCCCAGCGTGATCACGCCGGCCGTGTCGCTGGTCCGCGTGGTCAAAGGGCCGGTCTGCGCCGCCGGCAGCGTGGCGTCGCCCGGGGCGCCGCTCCGCGAGCTGATCGGTTGCGTGACGTTGAACGACTCGCCGCACAGGACGGCGATGATTTGAACGGAGCCTTTCATGGGGACCTCATTGGCGAGTGGCGAGTGGCGAGTGGCGAGTGGTGAGCAGCTCGGGTGATCTCGCCACTCACCACTCGCCACTCGCCACTCAAATAGTCTTTTCGCATCGCGGCCCGGGCGCGGGCTTGGAGCGCGGCTGCCGGCGGGCGGCGGCGCCCAGGACGGCCTGCATTTCCTCGGGCGTCTGCGGCTTGGGCTTGGGCCGCCGGCGGCGAATGGCCGAAAACTTCTCGGGTCCGAACTGCCCCTTGACTTTTCCGGCGAACAGGCCGCTGGCGGTGACCGACGTCAGCATCGCCAGGCGGGCGTCCAGGCCGTGCTCCCCGAAGGGGAAGACGCCATAGAGCGCCTTCCACGCCTCGTACTCGCGGCAACTCATCCGCGATTTCATTTCTTCGACGGTGCCGATCTGAAGGGCCAAAGCGAGAAAGAAGTCGAACAGTCTCAGCTTTGGCGCTTGAAGTTTTTTTCCAGTTCCACGCGCTCCTCGTCGGAGATCGTGTTCAGGTAGGTGGCCGCGGCGATGATCGTGTCGGCGACTTTCGAGGGGATGGCGCTCAGCAGCCGCCATTCGTCGACGGCGAACATCAGCGAGCCGTCGGCATTGGCCAGCGAGCGGACCATCAGTTTGGCGTCGCCTCCCTCGGCCGACCGCTTCAGGTCGCGCTTGAGGTGTTCGCGGTCGTTGCGGCTCATCGAGCGGACCCAGACGGTCTCGGCCTGGCTGTCGCCCGTGAGGCCCTCGGGCAGCGGGACCTCGGTCAGGGCGAAAGTGCCGCTGAGGCCCAGAAACGCGGTTCGGTCTAACGCCATGCGAAGTTCCTTTACTGCGGAACTCTTACGAGTTCCGCTACGGTCAGCCGGGCGTGGTGAAGCTGATGGGGCCTGAGATCTTCAGCGTCACGTCGACGGTGAAGACGCCCTTGCGGTCGCCCTTGGCCCAGCCGGCCTCGGCCACCGAGGCGCTGAAGCTGTGCGAGCTGCCGTCGGGGTAGGTGGCCGTCCAGGTCGTGACGTCGTTCTCGTTGAAATCCTCCAGCACGTTGGCGTAGAGCGTGGGGTCGCCAACGTTGACGGTGAACTGGAAATTGCCCGGGTCGACGGTGCCGGGGGCGAAGATGTCGTAGAGGTCGGAGATCCCGCTGACGTCAGTCATCTCCCGCTTCATGCCGTTGGGCGGCGTGATCGAGATGATGTTGCCGATGGCCGTGGCGCCGTTGGCCAGCGTGGTCCCGCGGACGCGGACCCAGGTGGTGGCCACCAACGAGCCGAGACTGATCAGGTGCAGCAGGTAGAAAATCCAGGACATGGCGCGTTCCTCGTTCTCGACAGGAAGATGGGGGACAGGAAGATAAGGGGTATCTTCCTGTCCGTCATTTTCCTGTCATGGGTTCTCGTTGTAGGCGATCTCGTACTCCAGCTCGACGGGGCAGACGCCCTGATCCTCGCCTTCCCAGGCGAAGTAGGGCTCTTCCGGGTCGTCGTTCAATTCGATGGTCTGGATCGGAATGCCGCCGATCGCCGGGTTGGCGCTGGATGCCAAGAGGGCGGTCATCGCGGCGCGGACCGCGTCGGCGATCTGCTGGCTGAGCTGGTCGTCGCCCGAGGCCACGCCGATGCGGACCGTGGCCGTGGCCCAGCCGATGGGCTGGCCGGCCAGGTCGTACTCCCGCTGGCAGCCGGTCCTGGCGATCAGCACGGCCGGCAGGAAGCCGGATTGCTGCGGGATCGCCCGGTAGTAGATCCGCTGGCTCACCAGGTCGGTCACGCCGGCCTGCGTCAGGAGGTAGGCGGTCAGGGCGGCCTTCAAGTTCATGGGTGCGCCTCGACCAGGCCGCCCAGCTCGTCGTCGAGCGTTTGCAGGACCTGGCTTTCCGTGGCATCGTAGGCGTTGCGGAGGAACTTCTTGGCGGGGACCTGGCTGCGAGCCCCGGAGGCCGTGGCCAGGGAGCTGTAGGCGGCCCGCTTCTGTGCGGCGCCCTTGCCGCGGAAACGCGGGTTCTTGCCGCCGGCCAGCCAACCGAACTCCTGGAACCAGCCGTAAAAACCCAGGCCCGAATAGTTGGCCATGCCCAGGCCGACCCAGGACAGGACCTTGTTCTTCTTGGTCTTGACGCGGAGCTGGATGCAGCCCCGCAGGAGGCCGGCGAGCGTCCCGCTCTTCGCCGCTCCGGCATAGAAGGGCGCGGCGGCACGGGCCATGCTCAGCGTGGGCTTGAGGGCCTTTTTCAAAGTCGTGCGCAGCAGCCGCTTCTGCAGCTTCGCTGGCAGTGTGCTCAGCTCGCTTACCAGGACCTTGTCGCCTTCGAGCACTACGGTTGCCATGCTTCACTCGACGCTGCCCGGAACTCTCACGAGTTCCGCTACTCGTTAGTCGCTATTGCCGGCCCCACTTGATACAGAGGAGGATCAGGTCGATGTGCCGGTCTTCGAGGTCGATGACCGACGTGATCTCGAACAGCTCGCCGGTCTCGACTTTCAGCACCCGCATCATGGTGGTCACGCCGCGGC